CATTTTGGGCGTGTCTTGTTTTGGCGCTTCCTTAGAAGGTGATTGTTTACCCAATACAGAAGAAGCAAATGCCTCTACGTCCGCAGGCTTGGCACCTTCGGGAACCTCAAATTCATGAATGGTCTTTCCATCTGGATCAAGAACTTGGGCAATAGGCATTATTTTTTAACCCCCAGATATTTATAGCCGGGAGCCGCACTATCTACTGCTGATGATTTGCTTTTTAGTCCATTGATATATTCTTTTGCGGCATTAAGTTTATTGAGTTTTATTTCAAGCGGATCATTAGTTCCGGGCAGAAAGGAAAGCGCCTGCTCTGCTTCTTGGTTTGAAATTGAACCCTGCCCCTTTAAGAAGGCAATACGCGATTGAAGACCAAGAATACCTTTTCCAACATCAAATTTTGAAGCATTCAAAGCCTGAGTATTTGGAACGCCAAGTTCGGTGGTTACTCTAGCTGCAGCACCTTCCAATGCACTGCCGGGAGTTCCCTTAGATGCTAAAATCAGCCGGTCTATGTTATCGGTTAATTCTCCAAGGCTCTGATCCTTTAGTTCTGAATTTGCCGCAGCCTCTCCTTTGGTCGAGGAATATTTCTCAGCACCAGTTTGGCTGGCGGCTATGTCCGCCCCTACTTTTTGTTTTTGCAAATCAATATTAGCTTTATTGGTGTCCGTTAGCGCGTCCTGCGCTGCTTTTGGATTATCTCCCGGCGTTGCAGGAACCTGAACCTTGGAAGCTTGAAGATTGTCATACAGTAGAGGTTTTGCTGCGAATGGAACTGTTCCGCCAACCGCACTAGCTGGGATAGCAGCGGCAACCGCATTTCCTTCTGGAGTGTTTGCCAATGCCATATCAGGCTTATACGGAGGCGCAGCACCGTCAAGCGCAATTCCAGAAGGTTTGCCCATAGGGTCAATGCCAGCGTCTTGGCGTTGTACGGGCGGCATGGGAGCTGGATTGCCATTTGGAACCGTGGCATCTGCCGTTTGCGCTGGAGCAGTGAGTGCTCCGTAATCAAGGCCAGTTGCTGGTGCAGCGGTGCCTTGTTTTCCTAAAATATCTCCGTAGGGGTTATTTATTATCGCCCTGCCCGTTGTGGGGTCAAAGGCTGGTTTATTTTGTGAACGTGCGTAAAAATCGGCAGCAGCCCTCGCTTGAGGGTCAAGCTGTTTCCCTTGCAGGGCATCGTATAAAGATAATGCTCCGTATCCTTCTAGGTTCTTGGCTTGGGCTTCTGGCGTACTCAGAGAAAGCAAAAGCTTCTGCCTATCGCGTGAGTCTGTAATGTAATTTTGCCCAGCCGTGGCAATGGTGTTCATCAAATTTGCATTTTGTTGTGCGCGCAATTGTGCGCCTTGCAAAAACAGTGAGGCATCTAACGGCATTACTGCACCTCGTGGAAATTTACGCCGATAGCGTCATAATTTACCGCTAGAACTCCATCGGATAATTGAATGACGGCTTCGGGGTTTTTCTGCATAACTTCCTGCGCGATAACGCCCACATATCTGCGGTTTGGATTGGCCTTGTAATTAAACGAATAAACGTTGTGGCCGTTCTGTGTTCCAAGAGGAATTATGTTTGTTTTTAGCCGTGCGTCAGATGTGTAGTAATTAGCAAATCCTTTGCCTACGGTTCCTAGTGAACTGGCTGTAGCGGGTGCAAACAAAGAGCCTCCGCCCGACAAATAAGCGCCACCCAGAGTTGCGCCAGCGCCAAGAAGTGTATTAAAAAATGATCCACTATTTGCGGCATTGGCCTGATTTGCAGCCGTGATAGAATTACCAATACCCTGATAAGTTTCACCGGCTTGATTTGCGTAATTACTTCCAGCATTGGCAATGGAACCTGTGGCGGATTGTCCAGTTCCTGTAATTCCGGCTAGGCGGTTATAAATATTTGTCTTGTCGGCAGTGTCGCGGTTGTATGCGTTGCCGTATTCTGTTGAGGCATAATCCTGATTATATTGCTGCAAAGCTTTCGTTGCTTCCGGTGTCAGGTATTTACCAGCAGCAGATAATTGACGCTCAACGCCCTTCTGTCCTTCGCTTAAACGAAATTGATAGCCGGGGTCATTTTGAAAGTCTGTGCTATTAAATGTTTTTAGAAGTGAGCCATAATTAGGGTCGCTTGCGGCGGCTGTTTTCGCTGCAGTATTTGCCGTACTATAAGCATCATCATACGCTTTTTGTGCTGCTGCAAGTTGTGCCTGATCCCGCGCCTTTTGCGCTTCAACGTTTGCAGTAGCGCCGCGTGAGTTTGGGTCATAATTGATTGCTGCTGTGCGGCCTATGGCTGCGTTAGCTTCGTCAATTCCTTTTTGCGCTGCCGATACGTTTGGATCGCTGCCAATGCCTTTACCGCCCAATCCAAGGCGGAACATCAATTCTTCTAAGCCAGCATTACCGGCCTGTTGATAAGGCTTATAATCTTGGCGCGTTTGGTCGTAAATCTGCTTTTGCAGTTCAATAGCTTTGTTGCCGTATTGAATGGCTGCGCCTGCGCCTGAGTTTCCTCCGCTTTTACCACCCATTATGCGCCTCCGTAATATACTTGCATTGACTGGACTTTATATCCCCAACGCTTCAAGAATTTTTCTTTGACCGCAAGCGGCACATCGAAAACCATGTGCGACATGTAAAGAGGTAGTTTGAATTTGCTGGATACTGCCTGCACAGCATCGGACAATGTTTTTGCAGCCCTAATGCTTCTGAAAGCAGGAGCGATATAAAACATATATTCGGTGAGACAATTAACCGTGGAGTGCAGAGGCTTGAATGTACGAAGTCCGGCAAAGCCTATTAACTTTCCGGCTTTTTCAATCAGTACAGTTGGCGCAAGAGCATAGGACTCTAATACGGTATCAGCGCACCGTTCAAGGTCTGGTTCTTCTACGAATGTGCGGATTTCTGACAGTGCCTGCATATACATTTCCAAAACATCGGCAAGGTCGCGTTCTTCTGCGTACCTAGTTGTCAGGCTGTTTTGGACATCAGAGGTGCCAGTCCTCTGGTTGTTTGCATCATTGCCCATTTTGCACCAAAAATCAAGAAATAATTACTCTATCAGTCACTCTGCGCCACGCGCTGCCGTCCGAAAAAGCAGGAACAGCACCACCTGATTCATTCGAGACATAAATCATGCAACCCTTGAATGTTGCTGCCGTTGGAACCGTTGCCACCGTATAGGAACGCAATTGCACCGGTGCGTCATTGCTCAAGAGGCTTATGAAAAACTGCATCCAAAGGCGCGACACAAGGCCAGTTTCATCAGTGATTTGCCCCTGTAATGGTGGTTTAGCCATTGTTGATATAAGCCTGATTTATTTGAAATTGTGTCGGTTCGGAATAGGTTATTTTGAAAACCCTATCCCTTGCGCTGCCGCAGCGTTTCCAGCGAACACGGTTGCGGTATTTTCCGACAGCCCCGATTGTTGTCCATTTTTCGTTAGAATATGTGCGTCCGCCGTCATCGGAATACTGCATTACAATCTGTGGGCTTGATCCCTGCCCTGATTGCAGTCCAACGCCCGTCTCTACGTCTAATTCCAATACTGAAATTGGTATATTGTGTTTTTCTCGGGAAACGTGGGGAGTAATACGGGTGCGATGGATAGCTTCACCGTTGTAGGAATAAATATCTTGCGATTGGCGATAGATTTGATTGGTGACATTATCGCCTATCATGTTCATCTGGTTAAAGAAGAAATGACAGCTTCCGCGATGCTGGGTCGCCTGATTTGTTGATGTATCCCAATATTGCCGTTCGTGCCACATGTTCGTCGAAACATCTAAAACAAATGTTGTATCTAAGCCTTTTACGTTGAGGCAATAGAAGGCGTGGCCGCGCTCGTGGTAAACATAAGCATAAGAGCCATCCAAAGTAGTGGCCGTTGCTATTTTGCTTTCAATAGCTTGGTTTGATACACGGCCTATTTGCAGGCCATTGGTGCGCCATACAACGCCACGCCCGAGAGCGTCAATTCCTAGCCATATGAGAGAATTATCAAGAGCATTCACTGTGAAAGGTGCCGCGCAGCCTGTTTGCTTTGAAGCCCCTGCTATACGTTCAAAGGGGAAAGCTTGTGCGCCGGTGTTCTGGAATACTTCCGTTGAAATATCGCCCAAAGCCCACAAAAGTCCGTTATTTGAAAACACGGTGACAAGATTATCTGGATTGGCGTTTGCGCCTGTATAATCAAGCGCTGCCCATGTAAAACCGTCATAAAGCGAAGATATGTAAAAATTAGGTGTATTGGTTCTGGGAACGATGAAATATCCGTCTTGAAAAGTCACCGTTGAGCATACTGGAAAATCTGGGTCGGTTATTTGTGTAAATGTATTGGTATCCATATTAAGAATGTAGCCGTATGTACCATCTACAATCATCAATTGCGTGCCGTTTTCGGCCATGCCAACGCGGGTAATTGAGGTTAACAATGTTCCGCGTGATGTTGTTGTGCCGTCCGCATTAACTTCGTAAAGGCCAGTAGCTGCCACAACAAAAGCGCGTCCAGATGATGCTGCCGTCAAAGACCCTCGAATATACCCAGAGCCAGCCGTCGCGAATTGGGTGTATCCGGGTATTGATACAAGCGCACTGACTGACTTTGAAGTTTCAACTTCAGATAAAATTGGATAAAGATTTATTGACCGTTGGCAATCAAAGGTCTTGGCATCTAGCGAATATGTTTGCCCAACAAATCCATCGAATATCATCGGCCAGCCAATATGTTAAAGCTTGAACCGTCGCTAATCGTTGCCAGAGCGTCATCGACTTGCATGGTGTTTTTATCCAGCACGCCGATTTGCGCTTCAATGCTTGTCTTGCTTTCAATGGCAATAGCAACCACGGCTTGCGGTACGGCCTTGCCGTATTCTGGCGCAATCTCAATCGCCAAATTATAACGCAGTGCGCGTTCTAAACCGGCAGGCAAGGAAAGCGTATCGCTTAGATTTGAGAACGTGGACAGTTGCTTGGTGCTGTACATCGTGAATAAATAAGCCGCGTTTGGCTTATAGTAGAATGTCAGCGTTCCTGTGGGATAGCCGCGCTCGTAATAGACAGCCGTAGGTCTACCAGAAATAAATGTATCATTTTGATATGCGTATTCTTCGGCTGAAAATATTTCCAGACTTGTCGAAACTGAATTTG